GGTTATTTTAACGACTCTAAATATTATAAATTCAGTTATATATATGATGGAGTTCAGGAAAGTTTATTAGATAATGGTTTTTCTGTTGATTATGCCGATAGTCAATTTTTGAAACTTGACTTTGAGATGCCTCATGGTTCAGATTTTAATAATCGTATAACCGCAATGAATGTTTATCGTTCCGACGATGTTGATGGAATTTATAATAAAATTCATACAATAGATTTTTTAAGAGACAGTGCACAGACATTTTCAGGTGATAGTTTATTGAATGGCAATTATTATGTTTATTTATCAAATAATGATTATTCGATTACGGATTCTACTGATAATTTACGAATAAGAACGGGAAGTGGTGATGATTTTCGTTTGTATCGAGTACATAATCCAGGATTAGGAATTCATAGGAGTTTTGAAGTTAAAGATACAACAGCTACTGGTCATAGTTATCCTACAAATAAAAATCATTGGAATGTTGAGTGGGCGCTTTTTGGGAATCCTATACGTCTTTTGAGTGAAAGTAAAGGTGGAATGTTTACTGGTCCGAATGTTGTTATAGTTGATTCTAATTTATCAAATCACAGTATGGCAAAGGGCGTACTCGAGTGTTATGATGCTGATACTTTGGTTTATAAACTAATAGATAATAATTACAAGCGTGCAATCGGATTTTTAGGTGATTCATTGGCAACTGATTCTATAAGAAGCTGGAAAGCTGTTTCACCTGCTTATGGCAATTATACTGTTGACTGGGGCGGTACTGGAGGTACTTTAACATTAGGTATAGTTACGGCTGATGCTGCTTGGGGAGACCATATAATAGATACTGTGAATATAACCCAAGAAGATGATTACTGGAAAGGTAAAACAGTAACTTTTTTAAGTGGTTTAAACAATGGAGTTTCAAGAGTCGTCACAAATTCTTATCAATATACAAATTATTTATATTTTTCGACCATATTTCCTAACGCCATTAGTGCAGGAGATAGTTTTGGAATAGGATTAACTGCAACGAGTGATTATTCATACACATTTTTTGATACATACCTCACAGAAGGAGAAGAGTACTCACTTCTCGGTGAAGTCTCAACAAAGATTAATGGTGAGTTTGCTCAGATAATTGCAGGTCGATTATGGCAATTAAGTATAGTTTTGGATCCAGGTGGAGTAAATGAATTTCATTATGATTGGGCTTCTTTCAGTGAACTTGGTCAATACGATGTTAATCCTGTAAGTAATGTTATATCATTCGGTAATCAAGGATATGGGAATATGACAGGAATTGCTGAGTTATTTGGTAATCCTGTTATTTTGCGGGAACAAGGAATTATTTTAATAAATGTTAAAAGCGACCCTGGGACTCCTGCAAACTGGGGTGTGATTGAAAGTATATATAACTTAGGAAATATAGCAAAGCACGGTTATATTTCAGTTCTTGGGAATTTATATATATGTTATTATGATGGTATTTACAGATTATCACCAAACAATTTGGCAGCAAGCTCGAGTACGCCGAGTGAATATTTAAAAATAACACTGCCGATTGAGGACAAATATAATGCATTAACTCTTCCGGAAAAAGAAAATATCATATCTGAGTATGACCAGAGCAAGAACGAGATAATATTTAAACTTGGTTCTGAAAATTGGGCTTATAGCATCTCCAGAGACACGTGGCGGGAAGTTGATTCTGACCATACGATTACCTTAATGACATTAGACGAAAATGCTAATGTATTGGTTTATGATTCGACAGATAATAAGATATATTCTTTTGGGGTCAATGATATAGTAAATGTTCTTTTAAAAACAAAAACTTGGGATATAAATTTTGATGATGAAAAAGCAAAGGATATATTTTATATCGCTGTAACATATAAATCTGAAACTGATTTAAAATTGCATTTATATACTGATGAAAGCAGCGTTATAAAAAAAACGATTACTATGTCATCTCAAAATAATATTGCTACAAATAAATATGGTATTCGGATTCCTGCAAAACGATTTAATTTTGAAATATCAGATAGCACTAATACGAATACAAATACAGAAATTTATAAAATTAGGATATATTACTAATGTCAATAACAGTTTTAAGTATATTAAGTTCGTTAAATGATAGAATAAACGATTCAGGTGATGTAAAATTTTTTACTGTTGAAAAAGTGAGTTATCTAAATGGTGGCGGAACAATTATACAAGGAATGCTGCACTATTCTTATTTAATAAATGAGTTCGGTGTTTATGAGAATAAAACTGTAACCAGTGGGTATGTATCGATTTCCGATTTGGATAACGATGTTGTAAATGGAATTAATGGTATTATTAAAGTAAAAATAACAGATGGACTTTGGGCGGATTTTGTAAATATAAAAGATGTCGATAATCAAGATAATTCTTATCTTTTAGGAACCTCAATTAATCCTAAATGGTATGTTAGGGCAGATAAAATTTTTATAAAACCATCTAATGCCGCTCAACTTGATATATTATATTTAAAAGTATTTACTGATATGACTGCTTCTGGAAATTGTCCTTTTAATTCATCATTAAAAAATTTATTAATCACTTATGCTCAAGCAATGTGTGAGATTGCATCGGGGAATTTCGACAAAGGACAAATAATATTAAGTACTTTTTATAAACAAATTGTAGCATTAAATAATTTAGTAGAGGATAAATAAATGATACAAGGGATATTGCCATATATACCTGCTATTGCTCAAGGAGTAAAATCAGGAGTTGAATATTTTAATAGACCTAAACGCAAACCATTTACAGCAACGGAACAGGGTAAATATTTACAAAAAATGATAAATGAAGGAATATTACCTCCGATGGTTCAGGGAAAAATACTTGGACAGGTCGGAGCAACTGCTGGTAATATAGCATCTCAGGAGAGAGCAAGAATAAAAGGTGGGTTGCTGCCAACAATGGGTACAAGTATTTCTACTCAAAAATTATTAAGTGAACCGGGCAGAGAACAAATGCGGACTGTTTCAGGAACACAAAAGGGGTTATTGTTCGAGAATTTACGTTCAAAACAGGCAGCAGAAGAATCGTTTGCAAGAGAAAAGACAGCGTGGGATGAACAAAAAACATTAGAAGAAGGCACAGCAAAACAGCAGTTATATAGTGGATTATTAGGAGCTGGTACTACGGCAGCACAGACAGGAATGAATGAGTATTATCTCAAACAAGCTGAAAAAGACCCAAAATTGAAACCTTATGTTCAGGCAGCAAGGGCGGGAGTTAGATTGCCTTATGGTGGAATAAGAGAAGAAGAAACTATAATGGATAAAATAGAAGCGATGAAGAAAACATTAGATATTTTTAGAAAAGAAAATAAATCAAAATTGCCAAAATTAAATTTTACTAATAGAAAAATTTTTGAAAAATATGGAGAAGATATATTTAAATTACCATTTTAATAATTAATAAGGTTTTAAAATGTCTCAAAAATCAGAATTTACAAAAGAACAAAATGATGTATTTAAATTATTATTTGATATAGATATACCAGGATATGTTCCCCCTGAACCAGAACTGACAAAAGCTGATTCTATTAAACTGGACTTATTGCCACCTGTAACTGAAAAAAGTTTAGCAGCTGATAGAATAAAGGCTGGTACAGGAGATAGAATGGATTCATTAACAACGGAATTATTAAAGATTCCTACTCCAAAAGTACCAAAAGACAGTCTTGATGTTGTCGAACAGGAACTGAAGATTAGCAAGATGAGAAAAGAATTAAAAGAGCCGAAAGATAAGGCCGAAGCCGAAGAAAGAGCAAGAAGAAAAGAAGAAAGAGAAATAAGAAGAGAAATTGAATATATAGCATTTAGGCAATTATTTCCTGCAAGATATGATGAAAATAATAATTTAGTATCACCTGAAAATGAAGCAAATTTATCTTCTTCTCAATTATATAAATATAGAAGATTAACAAATAATTTAATTAAGGATTATGAAAAAGGAACGCCATTACATCAATTAGGATTACCAATTAGAAATAGAAAACTTAAAGATATACCAGGGTTTTTACCATAATGAACGGAAATAATAATAAATTAAAATTATTACACGATACTG